TAGGTATTTATCCTGCTCGTGTTGAATTTGTAGACAGCAGATACTATAACACTGGTTCAGAAACATATGAGTTAGTTGATGGAGAGTATGTAATCTCTTACGCGACTACTGAAAAAGATGTTGAACTCTTAAAAGAAGACCTTATTAAAAAGGTTAAGGCAAACACAGGCGCGTTGCTTGCTCCTTCTGACTGGAGAGTAATTCGCGAGGTTGAGAGAGTTGCGGCGGGTATTAAAACCAATACTGATGATGGTTGGGGTGTTTACCGCAGTGATGTACGCGCTCACGGTAACAGTCTTGAGTCAGAAATTGAAGCGTTTGTTTCTGTAGATGATGTTCGTAACTTCCAGAATCATGAAGTGCAAGAAGAGCGAAGAATTGAAGTTACTGATGATAAAGGCGTAACAACTATATCTGATAAAACTGAAACAGTTAATTTTACAGTAGATAAAACATATTGGGAATGGCCTGAATCACCTGATGCGGAGGCTGATCCTTTACACGTTAGGTATATTTAATGGCCTTAATTAATATAGACAATGTAGGTCAGGTCGGAATAGTAAAGGAAAAAAGTTCTTGGAACCTACCTCCTAACGTCTGGTCTGATGGTAACAATATAAAGACAGAAGAAGGATCAATTAAAAAGTGTCCGGGTTACTCAGAGGTTATGGCTACTTGTCCTATTGCTCCATTCTTTATTACACAGATAACTCTTGGTGATCCAGAGTTTTGGGTTGTTGGTGGTCTTGCGGCTATATACGCTTATGATAATACAGGTTCATCGACAACTCTTAATGGAGATATAAACTCTTCAGTAACTACTATAACGGTTACAAGCACTACAGGGTTTGAATCTGTAGGAACTATTACTATAGGCGAAGAAAACATTACCTATACAGGTAAAACGTCTACTACGTTTACTGGTTGCACTAGAGGTGCTGATAGCACTTCAGCGGCTTCTCACACTAGCGGAGCAACTGTAACTAGAGCATCTAAATGGTATAACATTACTAGGGCTAGTGGCGCGTACAATGCTACTGCTGATGAAAACTGGACTGCTACTATTATTGGTGGCGTTCTTGTTATGACTAACAACTTTGATGATCCTCAGTATTGGGCATTAACAGATGGCAAGCCATTGTCTAGCCAACTTATGCAAGACTTGACTAACTGGCCTAGCCTTACGCTATTAGACGGCGCTATTAATGATGCTGTTACAACTATTACGGTTGACAGTACAGCAGACTTTCCTAGTGCAGGTCAAATAACTATAGGTTCAGAAGAGATTACTTATACAGGTGTAACTACTACAACATTTACAGGGTGTGTTAGAGGAGCAAATGGAACTGCGGCGGCATCTCATTCAGATAATGCTGAAGTAGTTATAGACACAAAATGTAAATCTTTAAGAGCATTTAGATCATTTTTAATAGCCCTTAATATAACTAAGGATGGCGTTAACTTTCCTAGAGTTGTTAAGTGGAGTACAGAAGCGGCTACTCAAACTCTTCCTACATCATGGAATGAAACAAGTAGCACTGTAGACGCAGGTGAATATGAACTTGCAGATACTAAAGGAGATATCTTAGACGGATTACAGTTAAGAGATTCCTTTATGATATATAAAGAAGATGCTGTGTATTCTATGACGTTTGTAGGTACACCATTTATCTTTTCGTTTCGTCAGTTATCTCCTACGATTGGTGCTATATCTAAGAACTGTGTTGCAGAGTTTGATGGTGGTCATGCTATCTTTGGTAAGGGTAACTTTTATATTAACGATGGTCAAAGGATTAAACCAATCCTTCCAATGAAACTTAAAGAGTATGTGTTCCAGTCTATTGATGGACAGCAAACTAATAAATGTTTTGTTGTGGCTGACTACGGAAGAACAGAGATACTATTTTGTTTTACTGCTGACGGCGCATCTACTGAACAACCTAATAAAGCAGTAGTATGGAACTATATTACTAATACGTTTACTATTAGAGATTTGCCTGACGTTGCTCACATTGGTTACGGAAACGTAGGAAACCCTGTTAGAGCAACTACTTGGTCAACAACTACTGGATCATGGGATGAAGCAACTGGCCCTTGGACTATGAGTTATGATCTTCAGGATAAAGTTCTTTTGTTTTCTGATCCTAGCACTGTTGCAGGTACACCTAAGTTATATAGAGATAACTCTGGAAATAAAGAAGATACCACTAATATGAACTCTTACATAGAAAGAAGTGGTCTTACATTAAATGAACAAGGAACTCCAGATCAGCACTCAGTAAAAAGAATTAGTGCTATATATCCTAAAATGTCTATTAGTGCAGACAATGCAATTAATGTATATCTTGGTACTTCTATGTCTACTGAAGAAGGTATTACATGGAATGCTCCGACTACATTTAATCCTAATACTCAGTCTAAAGTATCTGTAAGAGGTACTGGCAAGTTATACGCTGTTAAGTTTGAGTCTACTACTGACATGGATTGGGAGTTAGACGGTTATGCTATTGACGTTAAGAACGTCGGAACCAGAGGATCAAGGTCTTACTAATGCCAACTTACACTGATAGAGTGCAGAAAAGTGTTACGCTATATGAACCCGGCCCTTTACCTGAAAGTGTAGAAGACCTTGGTATATACCTTGTGACAGAGTTAAAACGTCTTGGAGGCATTCTTTATAATCAGGCTACATTTAGATTAGAAAGAATACATGAGGAACCACAACGTCCTAGATCGGGTGACATTAGATATGCTGATGGAACTGATTGGAATCCGGGCAGTGGTGAAGGCGTATACTTATTTAATGGAACAGCATGGACAAAACTTTAATATCTGAGCCAGTACCTATACCTAAAGACAAGCCTATACTTCTTATTGTTGACCCTAACGATATAGATTATATATGGGAAGATGTAGAGCCTTTAATTGATATAGCATTAAGTTATTCTAACGGAGAACTTCTTTCTCAAGACGTTAGAAAAATGGTAATGACAGAGCAACAAACTTTATGGGTAGGACTAAAAGATGGTGACATATTCTGTGCAGGTACTACAGAAATTGTTACATACCCAAGGAAAAAACTATTAAGAGTGATTACATTTGCTACCAAGAATGGTCACGACTATGAGTATTGGAAAAGTTTTGAAGAAGTTATTGAAGGATTTGCAATAAGAAGAGAGTGTTCTGCTTTAGAAGCATGGACAAGAAAAGGGTTAGCAAAAAAACTAGACTGGGATCACGAATACTCAGTCATAACAAAGGATATTAAAGACAAATGGCAGTAACACCTATATCACAACCGTTAGCACCGGGACTATTAGCGGCAGATTACAGCCCTATGAGTGCTGAAGGAATGGCTAGATCATCATTGTCTAGTGTTCCGGGACTTCTTGAGTTAGGCGGGTTCACAGGAAAGTTTGGACATACTCCTGATAGAGCGCCACGTTGGAGTACAGACTTTGTGTCAACCGCTTCAGGCCCAACTACAGGTTCTCCATCATCAGGCTTACCAATGCCTTCTGTCGAAGGATACAAATATGTCTATCCTAAATACAGGTATACTAGCCCTAGAACTGGGTGGGAAAGATCAGGTTATGAATCAGACATGGGATCATTTGATTACTACCCTTATTTTCCAGAAGGAATTGATAGTTATGAACCAATCCTTGTTGGCGTTGAATTAATAAAAGAATAGGAGCGATATATGTCAGGAGGAAGTCAAACACAAACCACGCGTACAGAACCGTGGGACGAGCAAAAGCCCTATTTAGAAACAGGGTTTAAAAGGGCAGAGGATTTATACAGTACAGGCAAAATGACTCCTAGTTATTATGATAGTACGCGTATTGCTCCGTTTGATCCTGCTACACAAGCGGCACAGACTGGAACATTATCTTATGCTACTGGCCCTAGAACTGCAAACCTTCAAGCAGGTGCAGAAACTACACAGTTACAAGGACTGGGATACGGTAGAGACTTAATGGACTATGGCGCTTCTTTAAGAGGCCCAAAGACTAGCGCAGAATACGCAGGTCTTACTCCGTTTAATGAGTCACAGTATAACACACTTCTTAGCGGTGAGGTAGACGCTTCTACATTTGATCCATTAGCGGATGCTTATAGAAGCCAAGCAATGAGTCAGTTAACTGGTAATGTATTACCGGAGATTAGATCATCCCTTGTGCAGTATCAGCCGGGAGGAAGCACTAGAGGTGACATTGTTCAGGCTAACGCTGTATCAGCGGCTCAACAGAACATTAATGATAACCTTGCTAAAGCAGAGTTTGATGCGTACAACCAAGCACAAAGCCGTAGGATGGACGCGGCACAGATGGGTCTTGGAGCGCAACAGTTTGGTCAGCAACAAGGAGCGGCAGGAGCAGGTGTTGGGACAAGTTACCTTGGTCAGTACCCGACAATTATGTCTGCACCTTTGTCTAACTTTGGAGCAATGGATGCTGTTGGTCAGCAACGTCAGGCTATGGAACAGAAAGGAATACAGAGTGCTATGGATAAATACGCTTATGAATCTCAACTGCCTACGATTGGATTGCAGAATTACCTTGCCGCTATTTCTGGTGACTATGGTAGTAATGTTACTGCTACTGGCCCTGCCGGGCCTAGTCCTCTTGTTACTGCATTAGCAGGTGGAGCAGGTATGGCACTTGGTGGGCCAATGGGCGCGGCGGCAGGAACTGGTTTAGCAAGTTTGTTTTCATAGGAGAATAATATGACAAAATGGTATGACGTTCCACAAATGGATGATATGGGTGATGGAACATCGTTTCAAACTTTTCCTGTAAACGCAGGATTCTTTGATCCAATTTTTGGAAAACCTTTAACCGAAGAAGATAAAAGAAAAAGGCTATTAGAAGAGGCTAGACTAGCAGGAAACCCAGTAAGTTCATTGTTATCTAGCAATCCTAATTTTACTCCTCAAAGAGGTAGAGGAGGAGCGCCTGAAGGTATGTTTGGAGTTCCAACAATTCCTAAAGGTTTAGGAACAGGGTCAGAGGCTTATAAACCTGCAACTTCAAGAGGCGAACAAATTGCAGGGCCAATGTCTCCTGATGCTTTACTTCCAACTAGGCAAGCGCCTATGGCAGAAGAAGAAGATGAGTTTGGATTTCTTGACGCAATGTTTTTATCTAATTTAATAGCAGGTACTCAAGGTGGCCCACCTCCAACACCATACGGCTCGGCCTATGGTGGAGGTAATAGGTCATTTGTTGATTTACCTTTTGCATAGGAGAATAGAATGGGGCCATTAGTAGGATTGTTAGGGTTATTAGGAAGAGGAGCGACTGCGGCGGCTCCGTATGTTCCTAGTATTGTAAAAAAAGCAGGGCAAAAAGCAAGAAACAATCCTTGGAAAACAGGTATTGGAGCAGGTGCGGGAGGATTGCTTGCTTATGAAATGATGGCTCCTAACGCTGAAGAGCAAGAGGTAAGAACAGGAGGCCAAGGTCTTAACCCTGCTATGCCACAGGTTAGAGGACGAACACCTATTGCTGATAACTGGAGTCCTTCAAGCAGTTTAGAAAGCAACCTTGAATACTCTCTTAAAATGGAAGCAAGAAATGCTAAAGTATTAAAG